ATGTTCGAACAACGCGTAAATTCTGACGTACTGACCGTTTCAACCGTGAACTCACAGGACCAAGTGACTCAAAAGCCTCTGCGTGACTCGGTTAAGCAAGCACTGAAGAACTATTTTGCTCAACTGAATGGTCAAGATGTTAGTGACCTGTATGAGCTGGTATTGGCTGAAGTTGAACAGCCATTGTTGGACATGGTGATGCAATACACCCGTGGCAACCAAACCCGTGCAGCACTGATGATGGGTATCAACCGCGGTACGTTGCGCAAGAAATTGAAAAAATACGGCATGAACTGATACTAATCAGTTAACGTATTGATAAAAGGCGCTTTTCCTCATTCGGTTAAGCGCCTTTTTCTTTTAAATGACTACACCATAGACTACACATGATGATGAACAATAACAAACCAGTACACTCATAAAAGCACTTGGTCTGATAGAATAGAGCCCGATTTTAAGACTTCAATTGAGACTAGAATGAACACGATCAATGGAAAGCAAAAAGCTAGAGGGAAGCACCTTTCAACCCTGGGCGCTATTTTTTCTAACCTTGAAAACTTATCTGTCTTGGTTCTTTTCGGCCTAAGTTCGCTTATGGCATTACTTGGGCGCCCTGCGGAAATGGCGCTTGCCATTGTTGCTGGGGCGATTGGTTTAGCTTTCAGTAACATTGATAAACTGGAGTCATTCAAAGGCGCTGGCTTTGAAGCAAAAACGAGAGAACGGAGAGCTCAAGAGGCTGTTATCTCAGAACAAACTAACAATACAGAAGAGCTCAAAACTCTAGCCTCCGATATTACAAAAGCGCGTGAAGCTATCATGAGCGCCCTTCTTAATACCGAATATAATGCACGCTACCCAAGTGGGATTGCTGAAGAGGCAAATTATCCTAGAGACGTAGTATTGGAAGAGCTGAACTGGTTACAGCAACAGAAATTAGTAGAAAAAAGAGCTGGGAAAAATGGGTATCTTTGGAGCCTCACTGAAAAGGGAATGGCTCTACTTCCAATAGTGGTTTTCGGCAGAAAGCCTTTGTGATTACTAAGCATTCCACCTAAATTTCAAAGGGCTAGAGAGCACCACTAGCCCCAAAATTGAATCACTACTGCTGATCTTCTGCGTAAATCCCAGCAGAAATAATTGCGCCACCGATCCGGCGCTTGCCGTAGAGAATCGGCACAGGGTTGCCCTGGGCGATGGTGTTTACCGGCCCGCCGAAGGCGTAAGACGGTTTATTGTCAGGGCTCTCTCGCATTGCTAAGCCGCCTTGCATGGGTGACAGCATTTGAACGACACCACCCAGCGCCATAGCGGTTCCCGTCATTGCCATCGCCCCTGCAAGCCCTTTAACTGCAAATGCGGCTCCTAACCCTCCCGACATGATGGCGGCGGCCCCAACCAGCACAGCACCAAGAATGGTCTGAAACACTCCGGCCTGTTTGCTGCCAATAATGACCGGCACGATCCTGATCTCGTCAGTGCCGTTAAAATCCAACTCATCTTTGCCAATGTTCCGTTTGCCGTTGAATATGGCAAAGGTTAGCCCTTTGGCCTTGCTGGTCAGCATGAATTTTTCAAACCCAGGCAATACAGTACATAACGCCTTAACCCCTTCCCCTGGCGTTTTTACACACATTTCAATGATGCCTTTCTGGTTGTCTTTCACAAACTGGCGCAACGGGCCGTAGAGCCTGATCGTTCTTTTCTGGTTATCAAGTGTGTTCATAATGATCTCCTGTTAAATACCGTTGAACGCCGCAAGGCGCTGCTGTTGTTCTTCGCTCATGTCGAAGGCAAATTCTTCATGCTGTAGCTGATAGGTGCCAAAGCTCATCAGGAAGGCGACCGCCGGATCTATCTTGTTGGCGGCCTTCTTCTTGTTCGGCTTGATATTGGCGTTGGCGTCGGTTTCCATCACCACGTTAGCCATCGCCCAGGCCAGCACCGGATCGCCGTTGTGCTCGATCACCTTACGGTTCACGAACACCTCCGCCGATTTCGCCACCGGGCTGAATTTCACATAGGTTTGCGGGAACGGCTCCACATCGAGGCCAGCCCCTTGAAGCTGGGTACGGATCTGCGTGGCGTTCCAGGTATCGAAGCCCACCAGCTCGATGTTGAAGCGCTCAGCGTCGGCCAGCACATCATCACGGATGCGGTCATAGTCGATGCAATCCCCCGGCGTGGTGCGTAACCAGCCCTGTTTCACCCACTGGCGGTACAAAGTGCGGTTCTTATTGGCCGGGTTCTGCAGTTGGGCTTCAGGGATATAGTGGCGCGTCAGCAGGCGCACGCGGCGTTCTAGCGGGAAGGTGTAGCAAACGCTGGTAATGTCACTGGTGGAAGAGAGATCCATACCGGCGTAACACGTCAGCCCTTCCAGGTCGGCTTCGGTATAGTCGGCGGCGCAGGCTTTCCAGGCTCCTTCCCCCATCCACGGCGTTGCACCCTGGCACCAGATATTGAAACGCTTGGTCAGCATTTCCACCCACTGCGAGGGAATACCGCGGGCCTTCTGGATGGTATCGGCCAGCGCGGCCACATCCACGGATACCGACAGGTTAGGATTGGCCTTCACCCACTTCGCCGGGTCGTCTACTTCGGTTTCGTCGTCCAGCTCGTAGATCAACGCGAACAGCGATTCATTCTCTTCTTCCCCGGCCAATATCTGGCAACAGTAGTCATAGTGTTGCTTGCAGGCCGATACGATGTTGCTGCCGGCTGTCGTGATGGCAAACAGAATGCCTTCAGGGCGTGCCCCCATCCCCAGCTCGAGCGCCGAATACACGCCGTTATCCGGGTGCAGGTGGTATTCATCGACCACCGCCAGGCTCGGGTTAGTCCCTTCAATGGTGGAGGCTCTGGCCGCCAGCGGCTTTAACAGGCTGTTGGATTTGGCGTAAATCAGCTTGTGCTGCTGGATAGCCACCCGCTTGCGCAGCGGTTTGGAGAGCAGGCACATCTGCCGGGCATCATCAAACACGATACGGGCCTGATCCCGGCTCACGGCGGCGGTGTAAATGTCCTGCTGGCCGTGCTCCATCACCAGGAACCAGTTAGCCAGCATCGCGGCCACTGTCGATTTGGCGTTCTTGCGCGGTACCTGAATGTAGGCGCTGCGGTACTTGCGGCGACCGGTAGCCGCCAATTTGAAGCCCAGCAGGTTGGCAAAGGCGAACTGCTGCCACGGTTCAAGCGCGATCGGCTTGCCGCGCAACGGGCCTTTAACGTGGGGACAGAGGCGAGAAAAAGCGACAAAACGCTCTACAGTGGCCGTATCGAACACGTAAAGGGGGTTGTTGAGGTCGGAAAAGTAGCGGTTTACGGCCTGTTTTAGCCGCTTACACGCCGGTATTTCACCGCTTTTTATCGCTTCTGCGTATTCATCCCAGGCGGTCAAGTTCGTCTTCCTCGTCGATTTCTACCGGATTACGGCGGCGGGATACCGGATCAAAACCCAACAGGGAAGACATTTTGATCATGATTTTTTCGGCGTCCGATTTGGCCTTCAGCGCGGGGTTGGTGGTGGTGGCACCGCGTGAACCCTCAACCGAAAAACCACGCGCCGCAAGGTCTGCCACGGCACGGCGGTACATCGAGTAGTTGAGGCAATACAATTCCAGGTTGCGCCAATCGGCATCAATTAAATCGCCGCGTTCCATCAGTTGCTTGGCTCTCGCTTTCCACTCTGCGGTGGCGATCTCGTCAAAATAAGCGGGAGGCTTGGGCGGTCTTGCCATAACGTTTCTGTTTCCTGTGCCTTACTGCTGTGAAAAAAAATGCCGCGCGTAAAAATTTGAGGGGGCGGGTGGTTCCTGCGGTGAGGGGCTTTGTCCTGAAAACTCCCCCCACCCGGCCTGAGCGGCCCGCTATCGGTTCCTGAATGCCTCGGCAAGCTCACGGTCACGCTGTGATAGGCGCTTGCCTGTGGCTTGTTCAGGCGTCTTGCCGTGGCGCTTCATAAACCCGTCACGGCTACGCTCCAAGCCTCTAACCAACTGATTAATGTCTTGTTCAGTCATGTTCGTTACCTTCATGCAACCAATCCCAGCGACGGGCGGCGGCTTCTTCTTGCTTACGGAACTTACCGGCCTTGCGCTGTTGCTTGGTGAGTGGGTCTTGGGTGGCGGTCTTGCGGCTGTGATGGCTGACGCATAACCCTTGATGATTGCTGGCAGGCCAGAACAGCACATCGCCTTCACCCTCGATCGGGATGATGTGATCGACTATCTTGGCCGGGGTGTAGATCCCTTCCTTCTCACATTCAACACACAGCGGGTGTGCCTTGAGGTAGCTCAGGCGATATTGGCCCCAGCGGTTGGAGTAACCGCGCTCGGTGCGGGTGCCACGGCTGGCGGTCAGTGTGGCGTTAGCCTGGCGCTTGTGCTCAGGGCAGCGGCCAGACTTCACGCGATTGCGGCAACCCGGATAGGTGCAGCGCTTCAGGGGATGAAAGGGCATCAGTACACCCCCGGATCACGGTACACACTCCACAGGTGGGAGATGGTCAGCGGTACCTCTTCAAGCGCCACAGCAGAAATCATTTCCCGGTTTTCATAGAGCATGCTGATATACAGCAGGCACCCCACCTTAATGGCCGGGTTAAACTCCAGGTCATTACCGAAGCGTTTACCAATGTGTTTCTGGCAGACTTCCAACGATGCAGCGATATACCCCCTAAGCAGGTCGTCTTCATCCTCAAAATAATCATCAATACGGCAGTGTATTTTTGCCTCTTTCAAGCTGATTAATTCAGTCATTTGCCACACCGCCTTTCACTTCAACCGTCTGTTTCCATGCCTGGCTAAACTCTTCCCCGCCTTCGCGTGGCGACATCCCTTCACGTTCGCGGGCTTCGTTCGGACACATCACGCCGGACTTGATCGCCGTCTCGTAGCTCTTGAAGCGATCCTGCGGATTGGCGCGCAGCAGGTCGGTAGTGTCAAACTCCACCAGGTAGCGGGAGCCGGAAGACGGGGAAACCAACAGCAAGGCGGCTTTAAGCTGCTGCTCAAAGTTGGTCAACCAGGGGCGCATCGTCATGGCGTGGAAGGCGCGGCTGGCTTCGCTGAAGTTGCTGTAAGTGCTGTTGGAATACTCTTGCAGGAAGATCGGGCTGATATTGAAGATCCTGGCAACGTCTTCAATGGTGAAGCGGCGAGAGGCCAGCCATTCAGCATCTTGGTTGCTCATGCCCAATTGCTCGTACTCCATCCCCCCTTCAAGGATCGGCGTTTTACCGGCATTCCTGGCCCCTTTGTAACGCTCCAGGGCATCCATTGCCTTTTTGCCGTTAACGCTGTCCAGCCATTCTTTGGCCTTAACGATCCCCGAAGCCATCATGCCATCGCGCATGATGCTGGCACCGTGGCGCTGTTGGGCCATGCCTAGCCCCAGCGTTTCCCGGCAGATGCTGACCGGTGAGCGGGACAAGAAACCATCATCGGTTGAATAACGCAGATGCAAGATTTCTTCCTGCAGGTAGGTTCGCACTCGACCGCTAAAGGGTTCGGTAATGGTGTAGGCGTAGCGGTGTTCATCCAGGCGTTTCGGTACCACGGCACGCGGTGGGTAAGGGTGTAGGGATTGTGGCTGGCCGTCTTTACCCCACTTGATCACTGCATAGGCGTTACCATTCAGCAGGCAATGGCGCATTAGGGTGCGTTTGAACTGGTAAGGGGTCTGGCAATCGTTCGGACGCTCATTCAGCAACACATCAACAGGATGATCGGCTAACCAGGCGCGGGCCTCTACGCCGTTGGTACGTGTTACCCGGTACAGGTAGCAGGGCATGGAGGCCACCGCTTCACTGATCACCGCCACGGCGTTTAGGACGGCAGGCAGTGTTTCAGCATTGCCCGATGAGACATGTTCACCTGAACCGGTGTTAGGGATACCGGCCAGCGCCAGAAATTCATCAATGGTCATGCTGCGGTTTTCGGTCTTGCGTTTCCACGGCCACATATCACAACCCCGCCAGATAAGCCCAATGGGAACGCAGATCCACCAGCTCCGGGTGTTGGGTCAGCAGTGAGCGCTTGGCGATCTGAATGTCGGTTTCACGATAGGCCGGTAAGCTGGTGATGGTGATTTCGCGCAGCTCGGCGGCCAGCACGGTACGGACATACGGTTGTTGGGTGCTGTCCCACTGGTCTTTCAGCGCCCGGAACCCGAAGGACATGCCGGAAATGTCGCCCCGCTCAACCAGGATCAGCACATCGCGCCCCAGTTGGGTATCGGGCGGCGTCAGCTCAAAGCGCAAGCCGGTGGCGTCTTCACTCAATACCAGGGTGCCGGAGGTATTGCGGCCTAACAGCGCGGTATGGTCATGTTCGTACAGGGCGCGAACATCAGTACCGGCTGCCAGGCTGTCTTTAAAGGCATTAGGGGCAAATTGCTCTACAAACTCATCCCACAGCACTTCTGAACGGCTGTTCCACTTCACGGCATAGCCCACCAGCACAGAGCCTTTGCTTGTGAGCGTTGCGGTTCTTATCTCGATATTATTTTCTTTAGCCATGATAATTTTTCGCCCCATGATTTTTTAAAAAGCCCAATTCAATCTCAGCTTTTTTTCTTGCCATTACCGCAGAGTCAAAATCAGCAAAATACCCAAGTGCTCGGTTAATTCGCCCAATATTTATTCTTGCTCTCCAAAGATTCGATTTTTTATGCAGAGACACTCCAACCACACCACTGGTATTCCGATTGCTCATCATTACGTTGAGATGATTTCCAGCGCAGTTAGTACCCCGTAGGTTTACGGGTGTGTTGTTTAGCCCATTACCATCTAAGTGATCTATATTTTCCGGCTCTTCATCATGAAGTATTTTGAATATCAGCCTATGCGCTAAGAATTGGCTACCATCCAAACCAATGACTAGGTATTTTTTTGAGCCAAACTTATTAACATAGCCAGCTTCTATACCTGCATAGCGTGAATTCCATGCCTTGCCGTCACGGGGCGATTTAAAGGAATCTAACTCACGCAACTTCCAAAACAATGAGCCAGAACTTTCATTAAAGTAAAAACGCTCAATCAAATAATCACGGTTAGGGAGTGGCTTGTTTTTATTTATTGCTTTCATCGGTGGCTCCATAAGACAAAGGGGCCGTAGCCCCTTCTCGGATTACTTGGTAGCGTTGATTTCCAGTACCTTGATGGCGTTGGAGTCCACCAGCCCACCGCCCAGGTATTTATCGGTGTGGACCTTAAAAAATCCAGGCTCGGTGATGTTATCCGGGCGGGTACGGGTGCCAGTTTCGTGATCCACGATGAAATAGCCGCGCTTGAAGTCACCGACAGCAATCACCGGCTTGCCTGCGGCAGCGTCCGGCATGTTCTCCAGGTAGTGAACCGGGTGGCCCAGCAACATATCGGGGTCACCGGCTTGCAGACGATCGCGCCAGATGTAATCCCCGTTGCCGTTCTTCAGCTTTTGCAGCATGGCGGCGGTATTGGAGTTCATCGCCCACACTGCATTACGGCGGTAGCGGCGGCGCAGCTTAAAGACCAGATCGATCAGCTCATCAGCGGTGGGGGTAGCACCAGCGGAAACCATCTTTTCCAGGGTACCGAATGGACGGGTGCGATCGCCTTTAGCCTCACGCGGATAGGACAGGAACCCTTTTGACTTCTTGGCCCCGTCACCGCTTACCAGGTCGGTTTCTTCGGTTTCAGCAAAGGTGTCGCTAATCTCTTCGGTCAACCAGCCCAGAATATCCACATCGCTGAAGTCTAGGATTTCCTGGGTGGTTTTCGGGTAAGCGTAGATAGGGTTCAGCTTGATGCTGACCTCTTCCAGCTTAGGCGTCGCGGTTTCGTCACGGGCTTCACCTTCAATGCCACGTCCTACCGCCGCGCCGCCTACGGACACGAGTTTTTTGTATTCGTTGGATTTGGTGGTTTTCACCGTGCAGATCTGGCGCATCACGCTTTCATCCATCAGCATGCGCATGATCTCAGTATCCAGCTCAGGGATAACGGAATAGCCGCCGCTCTCATTGACGGTGGTAGACAGCATCCGGGTTTCACCGGTCATGATGTAGTGGCGCAACTCTTCATTGGTGATGGTCTTACCGTCTTTGGCTGGTTTGGCGTTGCCACCTTGGGCACGTTCTTCATCGGCCAGGGATTCATAACGGGCAATATCAGCCTGTAGGGTGTCGGCCTGGGTGCGGAGCTCGTCAAACTGTTTGGCTTCGTCTGGGTTAAGGCTGCGTTTCTCTTCTTCGGCCTTGGTCAGCAGGGAGCGCATTTGGGTGGCGAGTTCGGCTTTCTTCTGGCGGAGTTCAATCAATTTTTTCATAGCGGTTTCCGTGTAATGTGAATACAGACGGGAAACCAACTCAGAGAGGGAAGCCGCTTAACAGATTTCCAGTGCGGAAAGGTGGGAGTTAAACGGCTAAAGTGACGGCTCCCGTCGGAGTGTCACCCCTCAACATATACAGCAGAATAAAATAGTAAACAGGCTGTTTTTGTCCTGAACGCTAGTAAACAATCGCGAACAGAACATTTACAAAACTATCCTTTGGCAAGGTCTAAGGCATCATCTAATAAGCGTCTTTCCCTTTTAAGTTGCTCAATGAGAATATCAATGTGTTCCTTGCTGGTGGCAAGAACTTCACCTGAAAACTGGTGTATCAAGAAACCGTGGTGATCGACAAAAAAGAAAGCCTCCCGCTTCACCATATTGCGGTATTCACTCAGGGGCATCATTTGCAAATCACTTCCACCATCAGGAATACCAAACAGGTTTTTATGGTCGGCGATCTTCTTGATGTTAACTTTTGAATACGTCATTTCATCTTGGTTGGTGATGTTCATTTTTACCTCTCATTTTATAGAAAAAAGTTTTTTACTACTAAAACTGTCCGTACTGTCCGCCCTCGTCATTTTTTAAATATAAATCATTAAGTTAAGCCGTCAGACAGTTGTTAGAAAACTGTCCGCCACTACCCGCCCAAACTATCCGCCACGAGTCGGACAGTTCAGACACTTAACACCAACTATCCGCCCACTGTCCGCCCTACTTAATTAACTGTATTTACTATATTTTTATTATAAGGGCGGACAGTTCAGACAGTTTATTGAAGAAAAACTATATTACTGCCTAACCCCCTATAGGCTCATCGCCTCCCATGGCCGCTGGCAGCCACTCTTCGGCCTCATCCAGTAACGTGATGTTGGACTGGATACGGCCACGGGTTGCTTTCTTCTTGGATTCGGCCTTCTTATACTCCTTGCCATACTCGGCCATAGCGCCCGGCATATCCTTACCGAACCGAGTTAACGACACCGGCTTACCCAGGCCATGTGCTGACATGTAGGCCATATAGGCGTGGTATAGATAACGCCGTGGCGCAAAGGGAATAATCTCAGCATTGCCTATGAACATTCCTTCACACTCCACAAGCGCCATCAGGTAGCCGCAAAAATCCACCAGCGAATCCCCCTCACGCTTGATGGCTAACGCTTCCTCAGATTGCCGCTGTTCCAGTAAAAGCCCTTTGGCCTCCTGTTGCTTGGCAAAGCGGGTTAGCAGGTGCCGGATGATAACCGCCAGCTCTGCCTCAATCTTTTCAGGTAGGTGAATATCACGTTCCCCATCCGGCACCACATCGGCAAAGTTAAAAATCACCCTACGCCGTGATATGCCCCCACTGCGATCGCTGAAGGTCATTGAGTTGTTATTCACCGCCAGCACCACAGCAGGGATCCGCATCGAGTAAGGCGCTTTGTATTTCGGGTCTACGGCTACCTTGTCGCCGCCTGTAATGGCTTTGATCCCCGAACCGTCACCAGCATAACGGGCCATATCAGACAGCACGATCAGCGAGGCACCGACAATCAACTCCCGCTCCTTGGGGTTCTCCAGTGAGGACATGCTGGCGGCCACCGTATTACCTTTACCGGCCAACATGGTGCAGACCTCGGCAAACACACTTTTACCGCTGCCGCCCGGCCCGGTGACTTCAAGGAATAGCTGCCAGTCATACCGGTTCGCCATCACCATATAGAGCGCAGCCAGTACCCGATCAGCCTTACGGGTATTCCCCCCTGTGGAACGGGTTAACCACTTCCAGAAGTTTGGTGCATGGCTGGCCAGTGTTTCCCCTTCGTGCGCCTGGCTGAATTCGACGCCGCTGGCGATCAGCAACCAATCCTCTCGGCGGTGTGGCCGGAATTCCCCGGCCTTAGTATCAAATACCCCGTTGGTGAACCCGATAAGGTGCCGCTCTGTGGCCCCCATACGGGGCAGGCTCAGTTTCATGGTATCCACGGCGGATTTGATGCCCGGTTGTGAGTAAGAGATCTCGGCCTCACGGTAGATCGCCGCCATTTCCCGCTGCAGCTCTTTATCGGCTATAGGCTTCCAGATCACCCCGTCATAATGATGAACGGTGTCAGAGTCGCCATGTATTGCCAGCGCCCCACTGTAGCGAGCCAGAAGCACATCACCGCGCTGGCTGGCCCCCATCTGGTTAAGGGCCGGGGTTGCCGCTGGTTCTGGCGGTGCCGCATTGAACAAGCCGTTAATCCGGTCAGAATCAGCCAGTACGGCCACCAGCTCTTTACGGTCGATAAACTCCAGCGCTACCGCTTCGCGCTTCTCCCTGGCAGATTCAGGGGTACGGCTGGAAATAAAGCCGTTATCCGCCAACCACTCCGGGGTAACATTCCCGATAGCAAGGGCATGTAGCTTTCTTGCCAGATCGTTAAGTGGCGTTCCTGCCGTGGTTTGGAGAATGGCTTTTGCCGCTATGGCTTTCTCTACGGGGCGACCATTAACCCAGCGATAGACGCAGGAGAACAGCTCATTCGGCCATTGGCTGGTACTCACCTTCTGCGGTTTGCTCATAGCTGCGGCCTCACTGTCATGGTGAATTTGCCGATCAGCGGGTGGTACCAGTATTTACTGCCGTATTTGCGCTTTGCTCCCTTGATGATGATCAGCGCCGCCTTTCTGAAATTGGCTTCATGCACGATGTGGCCGTGGCCCTGCTTCACAATCATCACGCCGCTGTTACGCGCCAGTTCTTCCGCTTTGCTGGTGGAGAGGCCCATTTCAGCGGCCAGAGTGGTTAATGGGGCCATGCCTTCCGGCAGGGTGTCTTTACGCAGCAGGGAGGTTAAAGCCAGCTCAAGCGCTTCTACCCGCTTTACCAGTTCGTTGAATTTCAGTGGGCTGATCATTGTTTTTTCTCCCGTAACCGGTAAGCGAGGTTTTCTTTTGCGTGCGTTGCACCGTGAGCTATCCGAGCAATGCTTTGCAGCATTTCGCCTAGCCTGTACATGTCCGTCTTTGCCTGGTCGGCGTCATAGCTTTCACTCTCAGCAGCCCAAAACATCAGGCTTCCTATTGCTGAAATGCCCTCAAGAATGCTGTCATGCACGACCGAAGCGGCTTGCCGAAGCTCCTTTACATCCTCGAGTGGCGCGTTGCGGCCGTCATTGATCAGCCAGTAAGCATCTTTACGCATGGTGGCCTCCCGTTTGGCGTGAATTTGCAACGTTTTGGCGTTCTTCTGCTGAGAGGTCACCCAGAAATACCGCCACCTCTCCAGCTAGATCGCTGGCAAGATCAACGAGGTTTCCACCATCTGCGGAATCAACCCCATCAAACCGATGCGCTGATACCACGGATAAGAGCGAGGCTAACTGGTAGGCTTTTTCTGATGCCTGGGTAAGCGTTAATTCCTTAGACATGGCGCACCTCCACTGGCAGAGGGGCAGCAAATGACAGGATGAAGTGAGGAGCCAGAACCTTACGGGCTTCGCGTTCGGTGTGTGCCTCTACGGATAAGCGGCAGGGCTTGGCTTCACGGTCAATGCGAGAGATCGCCAGAAAGCGCCATGTGTACTTATTAGGGGTGAGGGAATTCCGCCCGGTTAAGGGTGTGATATGATCTAACATAGCTACCTCGTTACTCATGATAACGTTGGTGGTAAGAGGCCCGGTTAGTGCTCCAACACTGCCGGGCTTCGCTATTTGCACCATGTTCAAAATCAAGGTGCACAAACACCATATATCTAGGTGCATATACACGTCAACGCTTTTATTTTCTTTTCTTACCTGTATAGTGTTCCTACACCAATGTAAGGGGAACAGCATGGCAACAGGCTTTAAGAACAACCGCTCAACAACAAAGGGAATCCGCTTTCCGCATGAGTTAATTGAAGAGATCGACGCGAGCGTAGAACGTGAGAAACCAGAAAACCCCGGAGCTAACTTTTCTTCATGGGTGCTGGATGCCTGTGGGCGCAAACTCAAAGCGGAGCAGCGCAAGAAGGCCAAGGAAGAACCAAAGGGCTGAACGAAAATTTCCGTTGAGTGGTTATCGCCTGGGCCGCACGACAATGCCGGATACCCGACCAGATCGAACTGCGCCAGCGGCGCGGTTAAATGAGTGACAGGGCTCAAGTTTGAGCTTTGTTTGCTTATCAGTCGGTTAGATACGGGATTTTCGGTAACAGATACTTGTCCTCTGGCTGAGTAAAAGTTTACTACCGGGATTCCGGCAGTTTCTAAGACCGTTGGGGGAATTCCCCCAACGCTTATAACTGATTGATTTTGTTCCAGAGTGCAATTATGCACTCTGCTCAAAACCTGTCTGATATCGAACTCAGCCACCGGCTGGGTTCCACCAGCGATGCGAACATAATCGCACCGGTTGACCTGATCGATCGGTGTGATAAGCTGGCCTTGTTTTGTGTAGTGACATTGGCGGCCCTGCAAGGCCGCTTTTGTTTTATGTGCCATACCCCACCTCACACCGTTTTATTGGTGATTACTTTCGGCTGGCTTTGCAACCATTCCTGAATCTCTGAAAGCATCCAGCCAACGGCACGGCCACCGAGCTTGCGGCGTGCAGGGAATTTACCTTCTTTTTCCATTAAGTGGCGTTTAGTGCGGCATGTGCCGGTCATTTTCCGGCATTCCGCTTCACGGACAATGCGATCGGTGAAAGATTGTTGATTGTTCATCATTGCTCCTTACGGTTTAAGTGGGTTCGTAAGGAGCCTAAGGTGAAAAAATACTACTTTTTGTCGTTTTCCACAGTTGGCGTGGGAATTCCCACATAATCAAGCTCTATATCTTTTAAATAATCAGCAAGAGTTGAACCAGTCACCGGCGGTTTAATCCCCATCTTCTGTAAATCTATTAGAAAATCACCAGTACCTCTCTCCTCATTAAGAAGTGATCTGGGCTTTTCAGATGAGCCTTTTCCATACGCTATCTCTATTAATGCTTTTATCAATTTATTCTGTTTTGATCCGTTTTGTACTCTTGTCCTCTTTTCGCTGGCAATATCAAGATCTCCGGCAAAAACCTGAAAATTACCATATTCCTTAATATTATTAAATTCACTAGCCATTACACATAAATATTTCACATTCACGCTAATAGGTATTCCCATGAAACTTATAAGAACATCATTATTAGAGTCATAAGATGATTTTACAAAAAGTGAATCAATTAATATATTATCATCACCACTGAATTCAAGATTAACTATATTAGAGTCTCCAATGTAGAAAAAACCATAAATTGATTTACCATAATAACCTGGATGATTCCAATTTCCAGCCCTCTCCAAGTGCTCCAAATCATTAATAATCCACCCATGATCTTTTAGGTACTTACCAACAAAATCATCATAAAAGCCGGGTGAGTTTTTTACTTCATTACTAAAACCAACACCGATATACCTGTCAGGTTCGTTTTTAAAATCCACGTCAATAAACACGGAAATGTTCATAGCTCCGGTTGATGCATAATGAATAATATCGTTCACGCTGCATCCCATTTTAGCTGCTGCCTCTGGTAATGGGTAATATAAACGCATCGGTAGTTTCAT